CATCACTATGTATTTTTTTACCTAACATGGATGTTTTTATTTTATTTTTAGTTTCTTCAGATAAATAACCACTTTTAGTGTCTGTTTTGGTTTTTATTAAATTCAACCCTTCCTCTAAAACGTTATAGTAATCTTGCCAATACCTCTCTCGATCATTCAAGTTTTCCAACAAACATTCTTCAATAATTTCAAATTTGTGACTATCAATACCATATTTTTTTAGTGAATTCAGTAATTTTGTTTGAGATGGGCAATTTAATTTAATATATTTTTTAAACCTTTCTTCAATATTAACACTTTGTCCAATATAGACTTTATTTTTTGGGTTGGTAATTTTGTATATTCCTATCATACCCATAAATATCACGAAAGAACGTTTGGTAAATAAAGTAGTGTCGGATTCTTTTTTTGAATACTAATTTCCGGATATTTTTCAGAAAAGGTTTTAACATCAAATCTAGCAGTTATTAAATGGTATCCATTTTTAGTTGGGATTACCATTTCAACCTTTGGACCTTCAGGTCTGAGGCTGGTTATAAATTGTGTCACTTCAGTAACAGCGTGATAATCGGTCGTATCGATATCGACAATCCAGCGTTTCTCTTGTGTTTTAACTTGTCCCACAACAGAATCAAATAAACCTTGTTGTTTATGATTACCGTCTTGTATTCTTTTAGCAAGATCAACCATCATATTCAATGACACGTCCGTATGATTTTGTTTTTGGACGTGGATATAAGCACGAGCCTTAAACATCTCACAAAGTTGTTTAATCTCATCGTATCTACGATCCAAATGTTCAATGGACTCAATACAATATGATTTAATTGTTCTAACTGACTGGTGATTATCTCTTTCCCCCTCAGGTTGGTCCTTCTTACGTTTAAGAACGTAAAGCATATAAAAGTCACCCTTATTTTCGAAGTTGAGTAATTTTTTTATTTGTTCTATATTATCAATCTTGTTCGTCATCTTTGTGTTTATCTAAAAAGTATCTCTCAAAGGTTGTTATGTTAGGAAGTCCAACTTCCGATATTCTATCCAACACATCGTCAATACTTAAATTTTCAACTAAATATTTATCTAACTTTTCAATCAGCGTAATAGGTAATAAATCAATATTTTCTAAAAGTAAGTGAGTTTCATCTTCCACCTCAAACGGAACATTGTATTTAACTAATACCTCATCGATTTTATTTTTTAACTTATCATCAAGAAAAAAACAATCCCAAGAATCAGTGTCTGTTCCACCAGTGTCATTAACACCTTTCAAGGTTAACTGAATCGCCCATTTGGATTCTTGATCATTCATTTTATCCCATATCATTACTCCTAATTCATCTGAAGAAAAGGGGTATGCGTATTTTATAATCTTGTATTTTGATAAATCAATCATTCTTTATATTGTTTCGTGATCAACGGAGGTGATTTTTGCCTGATAGTTTTTTAACAACATTTCTTTTGTTTCACAATACTCACCCTTAACTATTAAAGAAAAAACCACCTCAATGTCTTCTTTTATAAACTTTTGGGTCAATGGATTATTCGCCCACACTAAAGTTTGTGGGCACAATGGGTAAAGTACAATATGTCCGTCATTATCATACTTAACAAACCATTCACCAAGTGATTTTACTAGTTTACCATTCATTCCGCAAGTTTTATCAATTTATCAATTTATCACGTTTAATAGTTAATGTAAGATCCAATGAAGATCTTATACCCCACATTAATCTAGTATCAACTTTGTTACGAGACATTTGTTTACCAAAATTAACTATTAACATTTTAGCTGCTAATGTTTGTTGATATGTCTCACAAGAATCAATTACCTTTTCAATCCATTTTACAACGTCTCCGTAATGTCTACTTCTATTTTCCATAATCAATCATTAAATAAGTTTTCTAAATAATTACACATTTCACCAAGGGGATGTGCTTGCCCTTCAACAAAACCTAAGCTAGTCAAGAAGTTATCACTTTCTTTCTTATACATCTCAAACATACGACTACCTGTCATCTTTGAGTATTGTACGTTCGCAATACGATCACACAACTTAACGAACACCGCACCTGGCGTATTTCTAATACCTTCGTAGTATTTGTCGTTTGCTCGTTCTTTACGGTTCTTACCTTTCTCGTTGGTAACTGCGTAAATGATGTCGGCAGCATCTTGACCCAAATGATTCTTCACATCATTGTATGAAACACGAGTGTCCTCAATTAGGTCGTGACCCCAAGTTGCAATAAGTACTGATCCTCTAAATGAAGTTTCCCCATCATTTCTATCCGGCACAAAATTAATAAATTCCTGTGCAACATTTGAAACCATTCTCAAGTGAAATTCATACGGAAGATACGTATCATATTGATGATTCGTACTTTTGTGTTGTTCTAAAATCCAATCTATCTTACTCATATCACAAATATAATAAAACATTTTTAAATAAAAAACCCACCTTATTGGGGTGGGTATTAATATTATATAATATTGGTTAAATCAGATTCGGTTAGTTTGATAATTTTCATTAGATCAATCCTTTTATTTCACTTTTTACTTTACCAAGTTCATTAAATTTAAATTCTTTACCAAATTTACTACCAACCTTTTTAACGGTTATTCCATCTTTTCGGAACATAACTTGTCCAACGTGTTTTCCATCACAATGAATTTCAAAATCGTTACCAACTTGTTTTACTTTACAATCGTGTGATTTAATAAAGTTTTTAATTGTTTCTTGAAATCTATCGAGTTTAACGTCAACATCCTTTTCCTTAACTCCTTTATCTGTTTTACCTTCTTGGATAACTCTTTGTACGATTCTAATTAAATCGGATTCTGTAAGTTTTACAATCTTTTTCATAATGATAAATATATGTTAACTACCATATATTCTCCATTATATGAGAATTAACATATAAAAAAACCCCACCTTATTGGGGTGGGGTTGGTTTAATTATTTAACAATAATCATATTTGTATTTGAGATTGGTAATCTCATCACGGGGATTACACCTAAGGATTCTGTATCCATTTTCTGCATTACCTCGTAAAAACCTAACTCAGAACATTTAACGGTTGGGACATTATCAAAAGATTCCACAACATCTCCTGTGTGTCTATAATTACTTAGTACTTTAACCGTTTTTAAGGTTGTATTAAAAATTAATGTTTGCATATTATTTTTTATTTAAGTTTAAAAACATTCCACTATTACCTGCCATTGTTGTTGGCAATTTCCCGTCCCAAGCTTGTGCTTTCAAATACTCAATATACATTGGTGTAATTTGATTTTGTTTAATCTTAATTGCTTGTGCCGCGGCGTAAGCGTTAATGATTAATTCCGCAGAGTCAGCTCTAGCTACAGCAACTTTACGTTTACCTTCAGCAATCGCAGTTAATGCTTGTTGTTCCGATGCTTCCGCTTGTTGGATCGCCTTTGTTTTAGCGATAATTGATTCTTGTAATGCTTCAGGTGGTGTGATGTTTGTACGTAATTGTGATACGTTGAACCATTTAGATAATCGAACGTTACATTCAGCGACGATAGATGCTTCAAATGCTTGTCTGTGTCCAAAGATACTATCAACCTCCCAAGTGTTTGCCACGTCATTCACCGCTCCGATAATTGCGTTTTTCAACCATCCTTGCTCTACTTGTTTCACATCCAATCGTAAATTCACGAACATATCCCCAATATTTGCCTCTTTCAAAGAGTAGTTAAATGTTGGTTTAATGGTTGCAGGGAATCCACCTTTTGTGATTACTTGTTGGTCATCATACTCAATGTGTTGTTGGAACGTTGGGAACTCTAACATCTGTTCTGTCCAAGTATTATAAACTACCCACCCTGTTTTGTATTGGTAATTTGTAACACCACGTTGAGATCCTACCAAACTAACTTTTAAACCTTTGTATCCACTATCTACTTTTTCAAGGGCAAATGGTTGAACCATCGATAAAATTAAACCTAAAACGAAAACACCAATAGGCTTGATTAACCAACTCGCTTGAAATGTCTCTCTGGTATCATTCCATCGATCTGTTTCAACTTTAAACATACTTCCTCGTGTTTTTAATGCGATGAGGATTGCCGCAATTAAACCTGTAATAAAAATTAATGTACTAATCATCTTTTTTTTCTTTTAAATTGTTATAAATAAATTTGTAAATGAGTTTAAACATATAATATGTGCTAACCAAAACTCCTAATGTCGACACAATTTGTAATTCGATCGATACTTCCCTACTTAAGATAAACTCAGTGTATAAGTTTACAACGTAAAGATGTATTATAACTAGTATGGTGACTCCCCACCCTCCTAATTTAATTTTATTAAACATACTACTTCATATTTTATTTATTGGTTATTACTTGTGAGATACAAATTTAATCATTTTTTCAATTACTATCAAATGGAATTTGTTCTAATTTTAATCCCACCATTGAGCCAGCCTTTCCTCCAAAACTCGGAAAAGAAGTTTATTTGCTTTATTATGGTTATGGTAAGACACCAATAAACATAAACGTTTTTTATCAACTTGTTCTCCATTCTTTTTGATAACATCACGAACTGAAGAAGGATACTTATTTAAGTATTCATCAAATCTTTCACCCGTTATTTCAATCTCAATAGATTTTAGATCTGGTTTATTTGGTACATCTTCAAAACTAATATTAGTGTCCCAATAATCCATACATTCTAATTGATAATGTTCTTCCATAACTCTTTCAAGTAAGTTAAGAGCCAAAGTCATATAACGATTATCTCTATCAATATCCATATGTCTATTGGCATTGACAAGTTCCTTTCTTTGGAACTCGATTTTCTTTTGTAATATTTTTAGGATAAAGTTACCGTCCCAATCTCTATCGTGGTAAATAGTTGGCATCCATTTAAAAATGTTTTTTACACCGGTAAGAAAGTATTTTATTCTCCAATGTAATCTACTAAATAAAGTATTTCTACTCCAAGCAGAATCTTCAGGTATCGGTAATTGTTTATATGTTTTCATTTATTTAATTTAAAAATTTTAAATGGAGGTTTAATTCTTACTTCACTCCCATCACTATTAAAATAATATGCAGTGTCCCCATCAAACGATATGGTATCGGTATACCAAATGGCATCGTGCATTGGGTTTATACCTGAGGTTGGGACATAGACCTTTCCTCTGATTTCGTATTTGTATTTTTTACCAGCACAAGATACCAATAAAAGAGAAATAAAAAGTAATTTTTTCATATTATGTTTTTTTATTATGGTAATAGATCGTCACCGGCTAACCAATCATCGTATCTTACAGGTTCAATTTCATTATATTCCGGCAACGGATATTCAAAAAGGGGGTCATAATAGGGTGAAAATTCAGTAGTGGTAACGTCCCAACTTGGTGTCATTCTAATCAGTCTACCCCTTTCACCAACTAAATTGGCTTCATTAAACACCGCCTGTTGTTCAATCTCTTTACCATTACGATATTTTTTAATCATTTTTGGTAATTTAAGAGTTCCCAATTTATACAATAAATTAATATTCACCAATTGGATTCTTGCGACGTGTGAGAATGTTAAAGAAGGTTCATTATTAAATCTTGCTCGTTCTTGGACGTTTATTAATTCATTATTTCTGTATTGATATTCCACCGTAATTCTATCATCACCATCGACGGATCCCTTTCTTATTGAGAATATTAAACATTCAGGTCTTTCAGTGTAAGTTCTCACGCAGTTTCTTTGGTGTTGGGACTCTTTTTCGTAATCATTTGTTTTACGGAGTAACACCGGATAATATGTTTCATTTTCATACTCAATTGGGGTTTCTAACGAATCAACATCACCATAGAATCTTTCAACCTCACCTTTTTTATATGAATCAATTAATCGACTGAATTCCTCGTGTTCCTCATTAAATTCCGCTTCAGAGTTAAATTTAAATCTTACTTTTTCACCCAATTTCTCAAGTTCACTCTTAAATGCTATGTGTTCATATAGGGTATCAAAATGTCTATCATCCCACAGAAAACCTATTTTAACAATTCTCTCTTTTTCTTTTTTTGTTAAAACATTTCCCAATACATTAATAAGATTTTTTTGTTGTTCC